GGTGGGCTTTAAGTTGCCACCCAAAGATATTTCACAAACAAAGACTCGCATTAACTTAGCAAGCACGGAGATGAGTAAATGAATAGTAATTGGCAAAAATCATTTGAGTTGATGCTGAAATCAGAAGGTGGATTTGGGAATGATCCACGTGATCCCGGCGGCATGACCAATCTTGGCGTGACTAAAGCGACTTGGGAAAACTGGGTGGGTCGCGCATCAGATGAAAATGAAATGCGCAGCTTAACCCCAGAGAAGGTCGAGCCGTTATACAAAAAGAAATTTTGGGATGCCGTGCGTGGCGATGAATTGCCAGTTGGGATTGATTATTTGGTATTTGACTTCGCTGTCAATGCGGGCGTGGGTCGCTCAGCCAAAGTGCTTCAGATGGCGATTGGAGCCAATCCCGATGGCAGTATTGGGCCGCTGACTCTGATGGCGGTCAGCAACTTTGATCCTGCAGATCTAATTGATCGTTTCAGCAATGCTAAGGAAGATTTTTATAAAAGCCTACCTACATTTGAGACTTTCGGGCGCGGTTGGCTTAATCGTGTTGCCGATGTTAAACTCAAAGCGTCAAGTATGATAGCTTGACATAGTTTTAATTTATAGAGATAGGGGTTAAAATTAGACTTGGTCTGTTTGTGAAAAACGGAGTCTAAATTTATTTGGAATCGCAAACATGGCTACGACAACTCCGCAATATACATCTTCGTACGCTCTCACATACGACAGTCTAATTGCTTCAGTCCAGCAGTACCTTGAGCGCAGTGACGCTGCGGTCGTGAATCAAATTCCGACATTTATCACTTTAGCTGAGTTTGAAATTGCTCAGCAAATCAAGACATTAGGCCAGATCGAAGTTGCCCAAGGCAATATGCAGATTGGCAATCCTGTCATCCCAAAGCCTGCTCGTTGGCGCAAAACTACATCGATGTCTGTGGTCGACTCGACCGGTGAGCGCAATCCCGTATTTTTGCGTAAATATGAGTACTTGACAAACTACAATTCACAAAGTAGTCATGGTCTGCCTCTCTATTATGGTGATTATGACTATGATAATTGGTATGTATCTCCGATTCCCGATGCCGCATATCAATTTGAAGTGCTGATCTATCAACGGCTGCAACCTCTATCTTCTGCGAATCAGACAAATTGGTTGACCAATAACGCACCAAATGTTATGCTTTTTGGCACACTGCTCCAAGCTGTGATTTATTTAAAAGATGATCAGCGGCAGATATTTCAACAAAAATACGATATGGCACTTGAATCACTTAAGGCAGAAGATGTTGCCCGTGTGGGTGACCGCTCTGCCGTCGCCGTCGATAGCTAGAGGCAATTATGACTACTTATGTAAATCCACTAACTGGGCAGACTATTAACCCGAGTCAAATTGGGTATGAGTCACTCACGATATCTGCCAATACTACTTTAAATTGGCCAATCAATAGTCTGTACACAACCAATACGCCCATGGTTGCTGCCATTATTCAAGTGACAGCAACTGTTGGCAGTCTAAATCTGCTAATGCCTTCTGCGCTGCAAGTCAGCACAGGCCAGAGCGTATTGATCCAAAATATTGGATCGATCCCTTTTACGGTCACAACAGCTTCTGGTGCTACGATTATCAACATCGCATCGGGCGTAGCTCAATATATCTTTTTAACGGACAACACTACAAATGACGGTACTTGGTCTTCTGTTACATTCGGTGCAGGTACTTCGTCGGCGAACGCCGCGTCCTTGGCAGGATATGGTCTAACAGCGATAGGGACGACGTTAAATCAACAATATCCCGAAGCTGCAGTCTACTCTAGTATAGTTCTATCCGCTGCGTATCGAGCACAGTTTTTAGTCTGGTCAAGTGGTGTAGGCACAATTACACTGCCCTCTGCGTCATCAGTCGGCAATGGTTGGTTTGTCATGGTGCGCAATGGCGGTACAGGGATTGTGACCTTGACTCCAAGTGGGACCGACACCATTGACACCAATGTGAATCAGCAACTCCAGTTGACTGAGTCATTAGTCATCGTCTCCAACGGCAGCAACGGTTGGAGTACATTTGCATATGGCCGCTCAAATACATTTCCTTATACTCAATTAGCCAAGACAGTCACGACAGGGACATATACACTTACGGCGGTCGAGTATGCCAATGTTGTGCAAGAATACTTTGGTACATTAACAGGGAACGTCATTGTTGTTTTACCATCGACTGTTCAGATTTATTATTTAAATAATCAGACGACAGGCTCGTATTCACTCACATTTAAGACTTCATCGGTGGGCGCAGCGACCGTGACTGTGCCTCAAGGCCAGACGTTGACTGTAGTCTGTGATGGCACAAACGTATATAACTCCAGTTCTGCGTCTGGTGGATCGATCACTTCATTGATTATTGGCGCAGGGACAGTCACCAATCCTAGTTTGAGTTTTTCTGGGGATACAAGCACCGGTATCTATCATCCGGTCTCAAGCCAAATTGGTTTTTCTCTTGGCGGTGTAAATTATTTAAATTTAGCTACGACTGGGTCAACACTTGGCAGCAGCCTTGCAATTACTGGTACACTCAATGCGACAGGTGGTATTAGTGGAGGCACATTCTAGATGACAGCCAAAGTCATATCACTGAAAATACCTGCGGGTATTCAACGCGATGGTACGTTATTTGACGCGCCTACCTATGTCGATGGCACATGGGTCAGGTTTCAGCGTGCACGTCCTCGTAAAATCGGTGGTTACAAAGGCGTATTCCAGAATGCAACGGACATCTCTCGCGGCATGGTCATGAGTTCGTATAATGGACTAAACTATGTCTATTCAGGTTATAACGCAGGATTACAGTACTGGGTCACTGATAATGATGATGGTGTAGGTTCCGGTCCTAATACTATCTCTATGACAGGTTTTACATCTAGTGCCAATAATCTTTGGCAATTTGATATTGGGTATGACTCCAATGGTGGAGGCGCAGATGTCGTCGTCGCGCACCCAGGACAGAATCTCACAGATATTAGTAGCACTGTGAATACACCTGTCCTCTATGGTACATTCCCCGGCGGTTCACTCTCACCGGTAGGACAATTTACGGCGTCTGTCGCTCTTGTGAATGGGACAAATACCGGCACAATTACTGGTGTAAATAGTCTTATCTATCCCGGGCAGTTGGTCATCGGGACTGGATTTGTGACTGGGACGACTGTCACTCAGGCTATTGTTAGTGGTGGCAATACCACTGTCACATTTTCAAATAATTTTACTGGAACGACAGGGACTGCTACACTTACTTTTGATAATCAAATCAATGTAAGCGGCGGCTGCTGCATCGTCTATCCCTATCTATTTGTCTACGGCAATAATGGCTTAATTCAAAATAGTAGTGCCGGTAATTTTCAAAACTGGGTGGCAGCCGATGCGAACTCCAATAACGTCGCGACGGGTAAAATTGTTAAAGGCATGCCTGTTAGGGGTGGTACTACTTCTCCTTCCGGCCTGTTTTGGTCATTAGACAGTCTTATTCGAGTCTCCTTTACTCCAACGACAGTCACGTCTGGTACAGTCAGCAGCACCACATACTGGCGCTATGATCAGATATCATGTCAAAGCTCTTTGCTGTCATCGTCATCGATCATTGAGTATGACGGTATTTATTATTGGTGCGGGACTGATCGATTCTTAATGTATAACGGTGTTGTACAAGAAGTCGCCAACACCATGAATATGAACTGGTTTTTTGATAATCTGAACTATACGCAGCGTCAAAAAGTCTGGGTCAGCAAAGTGCCTCGCTGGGGTGAGATCTGGTGGTTCTATCCAAGAGGGTCAGCCACAGAGTGCACAGATGCAATTATCTATAATATACGTGAGAAGACTTGGTACGATGCGGGCCAAGCTCTTGGTGCTCGGCGCTCAGCAGGGACATTCTCTGAAGTGTTCCGCTTCCCCATCTGGGCAGGCAATGAATTAAATGGAAGTACCACGACGCTTTGGCAACATGAGACAGGTACAAATGCAATAAATTTGACTCAACAAGACGCCATACAGAGTTATTTTGAGACGAATAATTTAGGCTGGGTCACAGGCGGTCCCATGGCATCGACTCAAACTGCAGTAGGTAATAATACTTGGATGCGCATAGAACGTGTAGAACCGGACTTTGTGCAGTCGGGGACGATGAATTGTTATATCACCGGTAAAGGCTATGCCGATGATGTCGATGTCGTCTCACAGGCCTATCCATTTGATCCTACAACGCTTAAGATTGATATGCGCGAACAGCGTCGTGAATTGCGTATGCGATTTGAGTCAAATGTGGTCAATGGGAATTACGAGACAGGCAATATATTGATCTCTGCAGAGATCGGCGATGTTCGCAGTACAGGAAATCCATAATGGTCATCTATGATCCTCGTGGCCATACTTGGGATAGCTGGTGTGCACTGATGAATGAACTTTTTGCACCGAATCAACTCGGTACAGCACCAGAGGAGAAGTGGCAGGAATGGGGAATATCAATCTCTGGGATTGGATATTTTGGTAATTCTGGGATTCCTGATACAAGGAATTTTGATAATTGGCAAGACTGGGCGGAGAGGCTCGTCGGCATAATGAGTATTCAGGGCTAACTATGACATGGTCACAAACAACTGACGGTAACGGCAATACGGTCTACGTGAATAGCGCGACGGGAGAACAAACAAGTGATCCGTCTGGCTTACAAGCACAGCAAGCCATTACGCCTGAAAATCTAAACACAGCATACAAAAGTATGTTTGGGACAGATGCGCCTCAAGATTGGATCAATAATGTTACAAAGTCATATGATCCGGCATCTAATAGTTTGAGTCAAGTCATCTCTGATATGGCGACCTCGGCAGCCACTAGTGGTACGCCTTTTGCAAATACACCCGGTGATCAAGGCGGTTTTACAGGTGGTGCGCAATATTATGAAAGCCAAGGATATGTGCCTGGAAGCACTACTTATGAGGGCGTGCCCACATCGTTCATTGATCCAAAGACTGGACAAGTCGTAGCGTCTTATGGGACAGTCGGCGAAGGGTCGACTCCCGGCTCCTCCATTCAATCTGGTAATTGGACATGGAATCAAGCGGCAACGACTCCTGCAGGATATACCACAGACTTAGCTGAAGCCAAGACTGATACCAATAGCTTTCAAGACTTTTTAAAAACAGGCGCTTTAGTTGCTGCCGCCGTTGCTGCGCCTGAATTGCTTGGTACGTTAGCGCCTGAAGCAATTGGCGCTGGCGCGTTAGGATCTGCAGAAGCATTCCCAGTCACAGGTGGCGCACTATTGCCCGGGACTGAATTAGGTGCCATAGGTGCAGGCGATGCGGGCGCAGCATTGACTGCAGGCGGTGATGCAATTGGTGCAGGATCGCTGACCGAAGGACTCACACCTGATATGATCGCCGCGCAAGAAGCGGCACTGCCACAAACTATGTCAGATATTGGTGGTTTATCGGGGACGCTTACAGACGCTCAAGCCGCAGCACTGATGGGACAAAACTTATTGCCTGCAGAATTACAAATACCTGCGGCTTCTGCAGGTTTGACTGCTGCCGATGCACTTAAATATGCAAAACTCGGATTAGGGACTGTTGGAGCACTCAGCTCTGTCCTAGGTGGTTCTAAAGCTGGGACTGGTACCGGCGCAAATGCTATCCCAAGTGGCGGAACATCTGGTGGTGCTCTCCCTGGGAATCTTCAGACAAGTGCTCTCCAAACAGGGCAGGCACAGACAACTGACCCATTTGCTAATTTAGATAAATACCAACAATTTGTTTTTACTGATAGTTTAGCCCCTGTCTCTCAGTCAAGGGTATCGGCAAAGACAGGCGGTAGTATTCATGATCTATCGGTCATTGAGCATGTCCACCCTAAATTGCTTAAATTATTAGGGGGCGGAGTCGCTAAAGCCAAATTCTATACTTATGGTGATTCCAGTTCACCACTTACGCCGACGGGTTTTGCTGGCAATCGAGAACAGCAAGAGCAGATTGTGCCTACGCAATTTACTTCAAATCGAGCCGCTCTCCCTGCTCCGGGAAATCCTAATTTTCCTGTTAAAGGGCAGCAACCAACTATATCACCCAATGCCTCACAGATACAGCGCGCGATGGCACTTTTAAGTGGCGCGTCATTAGCGCCTCAGGAACCTTTTGCCAAAGGCGGAGAAGCAGAGCATATTCCTGAATTTATCACGGGTGCGACAGGACACTATGTCAAAGGCCGCGGCGATGGACAATCAGATGATATCCCAGCTATGTTGGCCGACGGTGAGTATGTCTTTGACGCAGAGACCGTCGCGCAATTAGGCAATGGATCAAGTGATGCAGGAGCTAAAGTACTTGATAAAATGCGTGAAGCACTGCGCCATCATAAACGTTCTGCTCCTGTAGACTCCATTCCCCCTAAAGCAAAATCACCTCTTGAGTATCTAAAAGAAGGTATGAAAAGGAAATAATTATGGCCGATATTCTTCAAGGTGGCGCGCTGCCCAGTGTTACAACCAATCAAACGCAGACGACGACTGCGCCACAGTTCTATACAGATTATCTAAATAATCTTGCGACTGAAGGCACCCTTGGTGGACTGTCTGCTCAGTATGTGGGCGCGACTCCTCTACAGCAGCAAGCATTTAGTCAAGTTCAAAGTGCGCAAGGTGACTGGCAGCCAACGATGAACATGGCTACTGGATATCTAGGTCAAGTCGGCAATTACGACCCGACCAACGCCTCTGCAGGTGCTTTAAATCTGGCATTAGGACAGAATGCTGTTGGCGCAGCCAGTCCCTATTTGCAGACAGGCGCCAATACACAGGTTCTCGGTGCCGCACAGCCCTATTTAAATGCTGCCGCCAATCCGACCTACAACACCGTCAACCAATATATGAGTCCTTACGTCAATGACGTGGTTTCGCAGATTGGCGATCTGGCACAGCAGAATATCATGAACAGCGTCGCCCCACAGACGACTGCAGGAATTGTCGGGACCGGGCAATTTGGCTCACAGCGCGGCGCCCAGGCATTGGCATCAAACTTAGGTCAGTATGGTCAACAGACTACTGCTCTGCAAGCCAATGCACTGAACACTGGCTATCAAAATGCTATGACTCAGGCTCAGAACCAAGCAAATCTGTTTGGTCAATTAGGGACGACTGCAGGACAGTTGACTCAGAATCAAGCTGCAAATCAACTTGCCGCAGGTTCTACACTTGGGCAGTTGACCAATACAATGCAAGGCAATCAGGCTCAGATTGGCAATATTCAAGGAAATATGGCTTCTCAAGAGCAGCAAAACTTAATCAATGCTGCACAGACTGGCGGCAATCTTGCTGCGCAGACTCAGCAATTAAGTCTCAATGATGTGAATGCCTTGGCAAGCCTTGGCGCTCAGCAACAGCAAATTGCACAACAGGCTCAATTATTTCCACTCCAGACTGCTGCAGCGCAAGCCGGCGTTCTACGTGGGTACACGATCCCGACTGCGGTTAGTAATCAATATAGTGGACCCATCCCGGGCGCATATTCTGCTGCACCGCTATCACAGATCGCTGGATTGGGTTCTATTATTGGTGGCATCAGCAATACGCCATTTGGACAAGGTGTTGCCAAGTTATTTAGCCCGTCGACGACGACTCCAAATACTACTGGGACGATAAATCCTTCTCTATATCCAGATACAAGTAGTCAAAATATTGATAATTGGCTGAGTCAATTCGGTTCATAAAGGATAAATCATGGTTACAGCAGCAATTCCTCCTCTACAATATGGAGCATCTTCTGATACCAACTATCAGAAAGAGTATTTTGATGCTGTCAATGAGGCACTTAAGACGCTCCAAGAACGTAGAAATCCCAATGCATTTAGTATTGGCGCAGCATTCTTGGATCCCGGGCGTACAGGCTCATTTGGTGAAGCATTAGGTAAAGCCGCGGGCGTGATTGGTAAGCAGCAAGAAGAGGAAGAATTGCGCGCCCCTCAGATTGCGCAGATGCGCGCAGCTTTGGCGGGACAGAAATTCCAAATTGGAAAACAAGCCAATGCAATGGGTCTTTTGACTAGAGTCGTAGGACTCCCGGGGGCGACCCCCAGTGAAGCATTAGCAAGGGTCAATCCTTATGATCCCGGGATGATGGGGAGATTAAATTCGATTTATCCATACATTGCACAAGATAAAGAGACAGCCGGCATTGTAGATAAAATGTTTGACCAATATGCCAAAATGGACGATCTGGTCATTAAGCAGCGTCAGGCGGGCGCGACCGATGCTGAATTGCTAATGAAATATGGCAAAAAAATTCAACCATTATTAGGCGGTACGACTGTCAGGCCTGTCGCACCGACTGCATCTGCTGCACCTACTGCGCCAGCCACAGTAGATCCCGATGCTGTGCCCATTGGTGTGCCGGCGGGTCGCACACCTGAAGAAATAGATGCAGCACGTGAACGTGGTGAGACTCCTCCAGCGCCTAAAAATCCTGCAGATGAACTCGCCCCTGTGACACAAGAAGCTATTACCAAAGAGCAGATTCTTAATCGTCAAAAAGAAGATGCCGACCAGTGGAAGGCTCCTCGGGCTGCTATCTTTGAGTATGGCCCGAGCACGTATAATACGACAGTCAAAGATATGAAAGATCTATTGACTATTAAGCAGCGCTCACCGGAAGTCTTTGGTGTACTGAAGCAGAATCCCGGATTTTTGCAGCAAGCAATGAATCTCGTCGATGAAGGTGTATCTGTCACCAAACTCGGTTCCATTAACATTCCATTGTCTGGAACCGTCTATGCGGGCATGGATACTGATAAACAAGCCGATGCCGCAAGAGCTGCTCAGATTTTAGCGCGTCAATTTTTCTTAAGTGCCAAAGCTGATAAAGCTTCTATCCCAGGGCCTGTGTCAAATTACGAAGAAAAATTATTGCAAGCACCTCTCGCGACGATGAAAGATTTACCAAAAGTCGTCGAAGGCTACGCAAAACGTCAATTATTGCTCAATGAGCAACGCAGAGAGATGTATGATGCTTTGCATGATTATGACCAGAAATTGCCTATGCATGGTCTAAAAGGACCCTTCTTTAGTGAAAAATTAAATCCAGTTTTTGCTGAGATTAACGGTCGCTATCGTAAATTATTCGAGAGACTAGGAGTGCAATAATGGGTGAGACTACTAGAAAAATTCAATCCCTCTCAGATATTGATCCCGAGTTATTTCCTAAAGAAATTTATGGCGATAAAGTCAATGATACGCCTAACGCTGCGCCAAAAGGCAAGATCACTGATTTAAGTCAAATAAATATTCCGGCCTCTGATACATCTGCGCCCGCAACCACTACTAATCCTAAAGATGCTATTAACCAATCGGTCGAGAGCATGGCTGGCGGTATTGGTGGAATGACAGGCGCTTTGATGGGTGCTCGGCAATTGCTTAAAGAGTCTAAATTACCAACCACTGAAACAAGTGGCCCGGGCTATCCTGCGCCTCCTGTCCCTCTTAGTCCTCCTGTCACTCCAGAAGAATTGACTGCAAAATATACGACATTCCAAGACACAAAAGCAGAATTGGATCGATTGCAGAAACTCGCAGCAGAACGTGGTATGACTATAAATAGTGACGCTGTCACAAACTGGAAGAATCAGGTAGAGCAGGGCATGACCGATATAGAGGCGCGACAAGCCGGCCGCTATGGGGCAGTCTCAAAGCAAGCAGAAAAAGTCGCTGCCATGGATCCTGAATTATTTAAAGGATACCAAGCGGGTCAAAATTTTCTTCTACCCACTCCAATGGCATCTCAAGAAAACATGCTTTTAAATGATTTAGAAAGAGCTGTCAAAGCCCATCATCTCGCAAGCAAAGACTATACGACAAGTGCAGCAAACTGGAAGAAAATGACCGAAGCACTGCCAAAGAGTTTAGTACAACAAGGCGCTGAACTACTTGGACAGGGTGTGAAGTACATTTCCCCGTTCTTAAAACCTATTGGTGGCTATCTAGGAGCCAAAGATATTGTCCATGCCATCAATGAAGGTAGAAAAGGAAACTACCCAGAGGCCGCTATTAGTGGCGCAGAGGGCCTAGGTGGGCTGATGATGATGAGTGGAAATGCGCCTGTGGCAATTGTTGGTGGAGCATTGCAGACACCTAGATTGCTTAAAAACTATGCGCAAACGATATCTCCTTTGCTAAAAGAAGATCCACGCAACGCACAGTTTTTAATTCCCTAATTACTTATTAAAAAGCATAGCCACATTCCAAGCCTCAAGCCAAATTGAATACGGGTCCTTAAGCATATCCTCATGATTAAGTGACTTAAGTAGTTCAATCCATTTATCGTATTCTTCTCTACACTGATCCATTTCTCTTCCATCCTTGTATAAAACCGTGTTCAAAAGCTTTGCGAATGGTCATGATTGACAATTCTGTGTTATTTAATTCTAGCGCAAATTTATAAGCTGCAACACAGGCATGGAATCGAATGTCATCAGAATTTTTTATCTGTTTACGTTCGATTTCTTGCCATGCTTCTTCTTCCTCAGTTATCTTCTTGATATGTTCGCTCACGGCGTTTTTCCTTTTCTTTAATCATTGCTTCAGCCATACGATATGCGTCTTCTGCGACAAGGCGATGAGGCATCCCACGAAAATATTCGGTTGACACATACCCCTGCATTGCCATCCCGGCGAACAAATCCATAAGATCGTCGTCAGTCATGATATTTATCTGCTTCTAGTTCTAATGCGGTTTTGGATTCACGTAGCATTTTGTCAGCCAACTCAAATGCACGAGGTATCGCCACATCATCCCAAGTCTGACCTTCTGGGATAGGCATTTGCCAATCACCCGCGCACATGCCTGTTAGTATCTGGGTAGCGATTTCAAGTCGGGTCATTTTTATTCATCCGGTTGCGAATGGCTTGCGCAAGTTGAGCAAGAGTCATATCAAGCACCATAGGTGCATCTGGACTATCTGTACTTTTACGCATTTTGTCAACCAGTTTAGCACATTCTTCGCGCTCGATTGCGATGGCGGTCTTTGTTGTGTCGATTGCGACCTGCATGATCTCGGCGCGTGCAAGCGCTAGTGCCTCGTCAAACTCTTCTTGCGTGAACAACGTAGCGCCAGTTCCGCGGGCAAAGAACTTCTTTTGAAAATCGGTTAGTTCTTTCATTTTTTAAGTATCCATAAAATTAAAACGATTGTGCCGTAGAAGTAGAGCATCCATTCGGCTAGTTGGTGGGGGATGTTCATTCTTCCACACCGTCGATCCATGCGTTGAGTTTGTCGTGCATTTCTTTGCGGCGAGCTTGTGCAATCGTCATGTCTTGACCGCCGACAATGACTTCTATGGTGTTTGCCATTTCATGCTCAAACTGCTCACCCTTTTTAAACATAATTTCTTGAGGCGTTGTGCCAACTGTAAAAACAATACCCTGCAAGTTAATTGCTGATTGGACTTTCATGTAATTTTCCTTTAGTTTAAATTTAACGATAGTTATTGCCGTGCTCAATCATGTGTTTTTGAATTGCTTCAAGCGAAGAGGCCGCAACTTTATACGAACCAATCGGCGTGTCAGGATACCAATGCAGCTCCCACACGCTGTCAAGCTCAATAGCCTTTTGCTTCTCTTCGAGTGACACCCACTCACGGTCATCAATACTGTAGTGATCTTCAATCGTGTAATAGACGTTTTTGTGATCGTTGTGTGTGATGTACAACCCCGCTGCGTGTTTGGGTAGCCAGTCAAGTGTTGGTGCAACCATCGCATTGACCGCACGATCAACGCTTGAGTGCATCTGTTTTGCCATACCTTCAATCACTGCGTCTTCATAAAATCGTTCAAGTCGTTCTTCAAGCAACGGGTTAATGTCAGCATCAGCGGGGTGTTTGCCGCAAGCTAGTATCACCATGTTGACTAGGTTGTGCTTTTGTTCAAGGTCTTTAAAGCTCATGTGTTCTTCTCCTTTAGTTTGGCTTCGATGGCTAAGGCAAACGCTTTACGAGAGCCACCATCTCTTGCGTTTAGCATCATTGGCGTATTACCCCATGCTTCTTCAATCTCCTCATCCGTCAGCCCGACCCATTCTTTGCGTGGTTTGCAACTACAACTAGTCACAAGAGGATGGCCGATAGCATAACCACAAGTGCATTTCACAGGCTCAGGCTCAGTCTTGGCTAACTCTTGCTCATGTCTAGGCACAAGCCAAAACAACTCGCCAATTTGTTCGGCTGTGTACTCGCAAAATTC